AATCGACTTGCAAAGCTATCTGCATTTTCAGCCTTCGGCTTAAAGCCGCCCTTGACATCGATAATAGCTAGAGCATCGCCGCGTGCTTCACACACTTCCATCAATTGATTGGTCAACGACTCATTAGTAATGCCGGGCGCGGTGGCTGCATTAATCTCAACCTCATCTGGATCGGCGATTGAATCAATGGCTCTCTTGACCGAGTTAAATGAATAGCTGGTTACATCAGTTGGGGTGCCGGTCCATTGACTATTTCTGAATGGCTCACTTTCTGTAATATCCAAACCATCATCGCCGCCGTACATCGGAACAGTAAACTTATTCCAGCCGGCCCTTAATAGGTCTTTCCATGTGCCATAATCTGATTCTGCTTTTGCCGAATCGCCGGCGCCAGTAGTCGTAAAAGACTTCATGCTTGTTCTATTGTTTACGGCCCAATAACCATGGCTACCACTAATCTTTAGATCATCCAAAGAGAACGTCCATGAATCTTCTAAAAGCCCAGAAGTAATTGAATCTTTGTGATTTACATACTTGATTGTATCAACAAAGCTTGGATCGTGCTGATTCGAATTATACTTGCTATAAGTTGCACCCCAGTAGGCATTCTTTGGGTTGGCCAAAGAACCAGACTTGCTGTCTTCTCTCAAACCCAACTCTGGGAAATACACTGAGGCGGTGAGAGCGCCGTGTCCCAAGTATACAAATACTCTATTCACGCCAGCACCCGGAGCCTCTGCGCCATTTGCAGCATAAGAGTTCATAATCGAAGTCGAACCCTTAACGTATGCGGCGTCTTCAATGTTGCCCGGTGCGTCGGTCTCAGAACCAACCACCAATGGTGACTGCGGATAATGAGCAGCAGCATCCGCTGAGCTACTAACCAAAGAAAATGGAATGACAGTCTTTGGTCCATAACAGCCAAATGGCAAGTATTGTGTGTCTGTGTAGCCACTGTCAACATCACTATCCATTACGACTCTAATAAACTTAGAGCGGGCCGGGTATTCACCCTTGATTGTATATTTTCTGTTGGTATCATCCCAAGTTCGGTACTCAGTGCCAACTTTCTTTGCAACATAGTTATTTGAATTAGGATTCAGGTTGCAAGATGAGAACTTCTCAACAACTTTGGGTGCATTGTCGGAGTCCGTAACAAGCCGTACAGACACTGAAAACGTGCCATATGGATCCGTGTTGTTTGACGAAGGTCTGATGTCTTCAATAGAAATCTTATATTTTCTTTGTGTGGCTTCGCCAGAATCCATTGTCTGGAAGTAAAATAAGTTTTGCATGCTTGAAGCAGCCCAACTACCAGAATTCGTTGATATATCCTGCGAAAATACCCAGCCGGTTGTGCTATCTTTCATGCCGTGTCGATGATCCGCCTGATCGCCAGCCTGACCGGAACCACTGGCGAGAAGGCCGGTGACGAAGCCGACTGTGCTGCCTGTTGTGGAAGTGCTGTATTTCTGAACTTGAGAATCCATCCAGTTGTCAAAAGTTTCACCCAACCAATATGTTTCTGTGCTACTATTAATATCGATATTTGTTTTAACTGGATTGGTGTTAAACACTTTTCTGATGTATTTTTCACTGCTCGGATTAAAGTTAAAACTAGTTTTTAGTTTTAATGCGCCAGTGGCGTCTTTAATCTGACCTACATATTCATAGTTGCTGCCAACATTCTGAATCATGACGCATGTACCGGAAGTTTCTAGCTCGCCAATGACGCCGTTCTTTTGTGAATACGGATTGCGCACTGCGCCCGAAAGCTCAAAACAGCCCTCGTTACAATAAAAGATGGCCGCAAGTGCTCCAGTTTTCGTCGCGGTGTCGGCGCCGTCGTCCAATCCGGGATCCTCGTTGGGAACAATAAACAAACCATATGCACCACCGCCTGAACTTGCGCCGGCGCTAGTCAAAGCAGTGGTCTGCCAACCAGCTTTGCCGGCCGCTGTTGCGCCGCCGTGCTGGGCGCCTAGGAGCCTTACAATCATCGCCGTTGATGAGTTTTTAAGCCAAGCTTGTGCAGCATAGGCCGCATATGTCGGTGACGTATAGTTACCATTTCTCCAAACATCGTCGCTGGAACCGCCAGCGATTGGATTGCCAAAAACTTCAATAAACTCTGAAAATGAAGCTACTGTTATCGGCTTAAGCGCTGGGCCGCGTTCCGTTCTGCCAATAATGGCAGGGCCAACAGGCGCTGCTACGCGAGGTCTTTGTGAATTGTCGATTTCATCGATAAAAACCCCGGGTGAAATAAATTTATATCTGCGATCGATAGATGACATATTTTTGTCTCCTTAGTTTAACTCTTATATAAATAGTATATGAAAAGTCTAAAATTATCCTAGTCGCGATAAAACCTTTCTTTGTTGGACTTATTAGAAATCTGCTCTACTTCGTCTCCCAAGATAGTTCTTTCTCTTGCCAATCTAAACCTTGCTTGGGTTTCCCTGATAACAACCTTTGGAGTTATTTGATTTTTATCCTCTCCAATGATGTAGCCTAGAACTTTCATTTCTACTTTTGTTTGATATGTTCTTTCATCAGCATTCAATGAAGAGACATTATTTTCTATAGAAAAGTCTGGCTGAACGAACACCTCGTATTTATGGCCATTTTTTCTTAACATAAAAGAATTAATGCCGCCCAAGCGAGACATGAACGGTGAAACCATTTCATTCATTTGTTGTTGATATTCACTTCTTAAGTTTATAGAATAAGTTATATTTAAATAAACTGGATATGGTATTGATAATATTTCATAAACTGCAGTTTGTTCTTTTCCACGCTGTCTGGAGTTTTCTTGGCCATGGCCAACTGCCGGATCTGAGGTCGATGTGTGTGCGCCGACTCGCCTCTTTGAGTCGGAGTTCAAAAAATTGCTTGTCTTCTCTTGTTGTATTCTTCTAGAAATTTGAAGTGCGCCGCCTCTATAGTCGCGATTGGCAAAAATATTAACACCCAAAACACCCTTATTTGCCAGATCTTTGACCATTCCAGTTCTTTCAATAGTTATAATTGGCATGACCAGCGTGCCATCGTCGTCGCGCTCGTCTTTATTTCGTTTAGATTGAAACGCGCGCTCGGCACTTGCCCAAATCGCTGGTACTTTTTTCCAACCCTCGTTGGTTGTGGTGTGTATATTTAACTCTTCGTTTATCCACTCATAAAGAGCCGAATCAACAGTTTCCAAGTTAGAGGGCATTAATACTTTTTCTTTTTTACTTGGCATTAAATAAACCCTTCCTCGCTTTAATACATTTGGCTTCTATTTCAAACCTGTGTTCTTGCTGACCGAAAAGCTGACGGGGTTCGTTTAAAGAAACGATCTCATAAAAGATAGTACCATATAAAACAAAGTCGCCCTCTCTCACAAACAGGTCTTGATCGGCAGTTAATCTTTTTTTATGAAACTTAACTGTAATCGACGGCCGGCGATCAATCCCGTAATTCGTTATTGTTGTCTCAAACCCTTCCCAAGTAACCAGTGAATATATTCTAACAGGTGGCAAAAATGTTTTTTCGATCGCCTCTCCGTATAAAGGGTGGAAATTCGTGTGTTCCAAGCTTATGGGGTAATAAGCAATTTGTTGACCAATGACCTTTTCTATTAATTCATCGTTTACTTGTTTGACAAAATCCCTTTCCTTTTTCCCAAAAAATAAAGGCGGCGGCGGTGCTGCGGGTTGTGACCATTTATTTTCCGTCATTCATCATTACCCCATAAATATTGGCACAGGAACATTCTTAAACAAATCTGTAGCGTGCTGTACCTTGGCTGAATCTCTTTCTATCAACTTGTCGTAAGTTAATTCATCGAGCATCGTTTTTAACTCTTCTCTTAATTTGTCTTGTTCGTCTTTCGCCTGACCAAGCAAATCAGCGGAGTTTAAGCTTACAGATTCGCCGGGTATTGGAATCGAACCACCAAACTTTCCGCGGACTTGTCCTAGAACTTCTTTACACAACGCTAAAGAGTATCTTCGAATCCATTGTTTACCCATGCTATTTATATTTTTATAAGGAATATTGGCGTATGGCAGCGTGTTCATATTATTAACGCCATCGACACCAGTATCATGAGCTTTGCTGGTGGTCGTTTCCTCCTCATAAGCATTCGTTGGTATTGTAAATGTTACCCACACCTTCGAAGGTGAGAGAACAGAATCTGGCTTGGGGAATAGCCTTAATTTGTTATTAATAATCTCATATGAATAATGAGAAATCCTAGTTCTTAAACTATCTTCAAAATTCATAGCTTGAAGTTTGTTTTGCCACACTGGAATTACTTCAAAAGTGCTGTCATCGGAATATTGGCCATATGTATTCAAGTTGCCAACAACGTTTAAACCGCCATAATATCCAAAAAACCTCCACATTGATCTTGGAGCAACATAGAAGATTCGTTTAACCCTAATACGCTTAGAACCAACCTTATTATAATAATGGAACCCAGTATTGTCCGCATCTATAGAGGCGCTATAAATTATATCTTGAAGGTCATAGTCTTGTACATCATCTATAATACTTACTGAAGCTGAATATTCCTGTGTGTAGCCTCCGACATCTGCTTTTTCTGCAATTCCTTGTGCTACTCGTTTTGTATATTCCAATCTAAATTTTGGATATTTTAAGGACACTTCACTGTCGCCATCTGTTCTTTGGCCATCGTGGTTAAAAGTTCCCGTTGTATTTCCTAGCAAATCACCCAAAGAGTTTCTTGCTTGATGTACATTGATCATATATGAATATTCTAAAAGAGATTCTTCATATGAAGCATAAACAGTGTTGGCTGTTAACTCGACATCTACAACGTCGCCGCCTAGTTTTTTATATACAAACCCAACTTGATCAGCAGCGCCAGATAAAAAGTTAGCATCGCCGGTGTACAAACTTAAACCAAAAACTAATCCACCAGATACATCGCCCGGTGTGCCGGCACTGGGTAAAACTTGTGTACTGGTCGTGCTAACGGGGCTTAAAGTCGGTTTTGCCATATCTTTATGTCTCCTCCATATAAATAGTTATCCACATTGCTAATTCCGTATTCAAATAAAAGAAAACCCCCCTAGTCTAAACTAGGAGGGCTTCTTTTAGCTTATGCTAATGGTATATTAACCAAGTAGGTCAGTTACAACAACCAAACCATACATATCAGGTCGAACCATTTTCTTCGCATACCGAGTCATCACACCCTTGCGTGGCGTGAAGTCTTCGGGCTGGAAGATCGTGGGAGTGACCTGTAGTGGCACGTAAGGTGCGTATACATAGCCGCTTTCAAGGAAACTAGAGCCCTTGCGACCAACAAGCATGAGGTTACGCGGGAAGTAAGGATCGACGTAAACGTCCCATTTC